TGACTCCTTGTTGAATAAGCGATTTTCGCTGCTTTCCATGTCTGATAGGTGTAGCTTTTGGCATCCTAAGAGACTCATTTTTATCGGGTTTTAGTTTTACCAGCTGAACCCAATCTAAAAACTTGAGGTCGGAAGGTGTCCAATCGGAATCGGGCACGCCGTAAAGACGGCAAATAGACAGCGAAGATAGAAACATAGACGTTTGAGACATCGGTATGCGATAATGAGACACAAGATAGTTGATGTACTCGGTGATAAGAGACCTCCATTCAGGATGAAAGAAGTTCTCAATCCGGTAGGCGCAAGCTCTCTCGAAAGAGTAGACTGGAGTCGCCACGGGAGATGGGGCGCCCTTAAGCATGCCGCAGAAGCAGCGAGAAAAGGGTAGGCGAGGAACAATGGAGTTAGCAAAAAAGGCCGGAACGGTTCCTAAGAACTCAGATTCCATGGCAGTTCGCATAGGTCCATGCTCAAGGCGCCATCCATGTTCAGCGGACCATTCAGCGTATGTCTGGATATTACACCAGAGCAGAACGTCGGAAGACACGGACACCGCACCATCATCAGAGTAAAACATACGTATCGTATGCCACAAAAGGGCAGCGAAGTTTCGCATGTCAGGAGGGGCTTTGGCAAACCAGAACATATAGAATCGTCGTTGATGAACCATCGTATTGTCCTGTGAGGTATTGCCTTGCCCAGACGGATTTTTGATAGGGATGTAGTTGCGAACAACAACCCCATCAGGCATAATCATAAAGCCATGAGTGTTTGCGTAACAAATATTAGCGAGACAGTCCCGTGTGCGTTGAGAATGAAACTTACGATCCATGCATTGGTAGCGGATTATATAGTTTCCCTGCATCTCAAACGCATACACGTGACCATCCCACTCAATGTTATCGTAAGACATCACGGCCGCAAATTTGGATAGAGCGCGGTATATGGTATCGGTGTTCCCGTAGTACTTACCGGGGCCTACCGCGTGATCCATCACGAAAGCCTGTTTACAGAACTTGTCATTAAAATCTAAGCAGTATGTATGCGACGCTGCTAAAGACACGATATCAGCCCCCAAGAATAACCTCGTACTCGGGGGATCAGCAAAGACCTTCTGTTTAGCTCTTAACTCTGATTTCAGACAAGCGGATTGATAGGATTCGACATTTTCCCCCATAATTAAACGGAGGTAATCAGTCAGGAAGAGGCGCAAACCCTCTTCCGTTTCAAGCAACTCTAATTTATCTTTACCAAACAACTTCCAAAAGCGACCAGGCGACTTGCGCATGTCAAGCCACTTTAAGACCGAAGTGAGAGTGACAGGGCGAGTGGATGGAACGTACAACTTGTAGTACTCGATCATATGATCGTTAATCATCCAAAAGAGATCCCAGTCAGGTTCTTTCGGCCAAAGAGCGTACTTTCGCAATTGAGTATACGCGAGCCACGGGTCGCACCTAGCAGGGTAGTAAGCCTCGAACGGATCCGAGGGCTCGGGGAGCCTAAGCCCCTCCTCTGTACGTACCTCTGCAAGAGACACGCCACGAAGGCGCAAGAAAGAAGCAAAGTATTGATCATAGTGTTGAATGGGTTTGCCACTAGGAGTAGAAGTGGCCATTTTCCCCGCAATGTAGACATTGGCATCGGCCGGGACGTGTTTTGAGAATTCCTCAGAAACAACGCCGCGCGTCCAATAGCCTCTCCTTTGAACCCATGCGTCTACAATGGAACTGGGGACAGGGCTGCAAGGAAGGAGTTCCCTTACTTCCGAGCAGCCGCCCCAAAAAAAGCGAGCAGTTCGTCAGTCACAGCATCAGCAACATTTACCGATCCACCCCAATGATGCCATCCGACAACCGAATTGTCGGATTCAGCGACAAGAAATCCGGAGCAAGCTCCAGGCTTCGTTGGCGCGTCATGTTGGCCAGAAGAGTTGAAGAGTATTGTCGAAGCAGACACCGTGAACTCGGCTTTACCAGCAGAGTTCGGTTGATAACCGACATAACTCACACGTTCGCCATCTCGGGGCTTACGGAAGTTCAATTGGTGAGAAGACATGCCCTGCGGACGGGTGGCGTATATGACGGAGTCACGCCCAGCGTCCGTTATAAGAACCTTAAGTGCAGAAAGGAGCGTTTTCACACCCCCTACCATTATGTAGGTCCCCTCTATACAGTCTTTAAGGCTGTGATAGGGGATACGACACATGGGAGACTTAGGAATGGCATGCATGTTGACAATGAAGGTACCATTGGGAGCTATGACAGCACCAATAACCTTTTGCCACATTGGAACACTCACCGGATGAGCCCCACGCGGATTTGACTCAGCGTGGTCGCTTTTTGAGCGTTTATGTTTTCCAACCACCTCTTTCCCTTTCGGGTTAGAGGTGGATGGAACCGTAGTTTGCTTAAGGGCAGTCGATATAAGCAGCCCTTGGTTGAGATTCGATTCTTGAATTGCCCTGTTTTGCTCAGCGATTTCCTCGAGCTGCGCAAGTAGAGGGGTTAGATCAGAAGCCACAGGCTTAGGCTTCTCAAGAACCACTGAAGATCCCGAGGTCAAGGTGGCCGAAACCACCTCTGCATCGGAGAGCAGAGATAAGATCTTCGCAAACCTGAGTTGGCGATCCTCATCCTGCACGTTGGCTTCAAGCACCCTAAAGTGCAACAAGTCAACAGATTCAGCTTTTGAGTAGGACGCGATAATTTCACGTTGAACATCCCTAGGGAGTTCATAGAAATCAAGAGTCCCAGCTACCAACTGCTTTCGCAGATGTAGAATCTCAGCGTGACGATCATCATCGCGGTCGAAGTTAGCTCCCCTAACCCCACCACGAAGCTGTTGATGGCCTTTCCTTTTGCGGGCTTCTTCAAGCTCATCTCTGAGCTGCTGCAACATAACTGACTGTGATGCCAGCATAGAAGCTTGATCCGCAACGAGTTGAGTGGCCTTAATGGCCTGATTTCTGGCTTCTTCCAACTCAACATCAGCTGATGGCTTAACCAACCTTGTTTCCACTTCAAAAGCCGTATTTGTGGAGGCTAGTTCCAATCCTTGTTTGAACGTAAGTCCCGGATAGGATTGGCCTGGAGGGGCAATAACTTCAGTGAGCTCCACTGAGGCGTCAGCCTTATTCCCCTCGTCAGCAAGGGCGCCTTCAGACTCAAGGCGCACGAGTTTCTTTATCCGTTTGGGAACCAATGAAGTCATCCAGTTGTATTGATCCTTTATCCACTGTAAAACAGTGGATCGATGCCAAAACAAGAAGGCAACAACAATAATGGTTACAATAAGGAGAATGGCAAAAAGGCGAACACGGTTAGCCGAAGCTAACTTGCGCGTCTTATTAGTAAACTTGGTCCAGGCTTGATGCAATCGCGCGAGGAGCCCAGCTTCTTTGCCAA